GTGATCGGCAAGCGCACGGCCGTCTTAGAGCTCAACGACGTGCTGGGTGCCGCTTGACGTAACGCTATGCAGTAGGTGATATTCGCAGCAACGACAGGAGCACGATATGGCAGAAGCAACAGTAAACTCAGCGATTGCGGCGTACGACGACATGGCGGGCCACTGGGCGCTCCCCGTTGCGCTGAAGGGCGGGACGCTTGATATGCAGGCGGCGAAGACCACGTACCTGCCGCAGTTCGGGTCTGAGGGCGACACGCAGTATGACGACAGGCGGGAGAGCTCGGTGCTGTACAACGCATTCGGCCGCACTATTGCCGTGCTGTCGGGGGAGCCGCTGCGGAAGCCTATCACGCTGACGGACCCCAGCGCCAAGGACGAGGAGATAGCCAGCGACGTGGACCTGGCCGGCAGAGACATCAACGCCTACGCCGGGCAACTTCTTGACGATCTCTTGACATTCGGCAAGGCCCATTTCTTCGTTGCATATCCCAACACCAGAGACATTGAAGCCCGCAACGGCCGTGCTCTGACAATGCGCGACGAGATAGACCTACAGGTCCGGCCCTACTTTGTGCGCGCCGACTCGCAGAATGTGATCGGCTGGCGCGGCCGCAGGCAAGACGGCGTGGAGGTCCTAGACAGGGTGCGAGTGCGCGAAGTGGACGTGGAGGAGAGCGGCAACTGGGGCGAGAAGCAGGTGAAGTACGTCCGCGTCTACTATCCTGACCACATCGAGCGATACCGGCAGCCGGAGAAGGCGGGCAGTCAGTGGCCGCTCGTCGAAAGCGTTGAAAACACTCTCGGCTACGTCCCGCTCGTTACTGTCTACGCCAAGCGGCTGGCCCTCATGACAGCGTATTCCCCCCTTGAGGACTTGGCGTGGGTCAACTTGCAGCACTGGCAGTCCTCAAGCGATCAGCACAACATTCTTCATATGGCGCGGACGTATCTGCTTGCGCTGTACGGGTGGGAGCCAGACGACGCCAGCACTATCGACATCGGCGTGACGAAGGCCCTCGTCAACCGCAACACGGATGCCCATGCCGAAGTTGTCGAGCACAGCGGCGCGGCTATTGAAGCGGGGAGGCAGCAGCTCATCGACCTCCAGGAGCAGATGCGTTCCCTTGGGACGGACATGCTCACCCCGCGCCCGGACGTGTCCGTAACGGCTACGCAAGTGCAAATTGACAAGGGCGAGATGATCAGCGAGCTGCAGTTGATCACCCACAACCTGGAAGCCGGTTTCGAGCAGGGCTTTGCAATAGCCGCAGACTGGCAGGCGCGCAAGCTGTCGGAGGGGTTCGCCGTCAACATCAACCAGGAGTTTACCCCGGCCGCTCTCAGCACGAGCCCGCTGAAGGACGTCCAGAGCCTTTACGGCCTGGGCAAGATCACGGGCCGCAGGCTGCTCATTGAGCACAAGCGTTACGGGGTGCTGTCTGACGACGTGGACGTGGACCAGGAGCTTGCCGACGCGGCAGAAGAGAGTGACCTGGAGGGGGCCTTTGAGCCAGACCTTGAAGAGCAGGAAGACGAAGAGGGCGTGTAATTCCGCTCAGAGCGGGCGGACGGGGCGGCGTGTAGCTTGGTGAGGATGCGCGTCGCCCCTACTTCATGCATACAGCGGAGAGAGTGGCTATGCGTGGGACGAGGGTGAAACTGCTGCGGAAGGCGTACAAGGACTCCAAGGCAGAATGCACGGAACGGAAGTTCAGGCGCCTCATGCGCAATGTCTCCAACGCGACGCTCCGTACTTGGAATGGCTAAGTCGCAAGCGCTGACGGTCAACGAGACGATCCTTGACCGGACCATACTGCACGACCTGCGGCTGCAGCACGTCAACAACGGCACGGCACGGCGTGTGCGTGACTTGCTGTGGGCGGCGCACGAAGACACCATGGATCAGCTCTCCGGGCGTCTGGTGCGTGCTGCTGCGAAGGGCTTTGACACTGGTCCCGCCACGACCAAGCGCCTGCGGGAGCTGTCGGCGGCATACCGACGCATGGCCGAAGGGCTGATGCCAGACGTTCGGCGGCTGATCGCAAAGGAAATGGTTGACGTATCTATCGACGAAGTGAGCTGGCAGAGCAAGCTGTTCGACGATACGCTGCCGGTCAAGTACGAAACGCTGCTGCCGGGGACCGATCTGTTGCGCACCTTGGCGCTCAAGACGCCATTCAGCGGGAAGGTGCTGAGCGAGTGGACGCAGCAGCTTGGCCGGCAAACGCTGGCGCGCTTCAACCAGGCCGTCAAGCTGGGGCTGGTAAACGGCGAGACCGTGGACCAGGTGGCGCGGCGCATACGGGGCCTGCGAAAAAACGGCTTCCGGGATGGGGTGTTGGGATGGCAGCGGTACGAGGCGCAGACGCTTGCTCGCACAGCAATGTCCCATGCGCAGAGTCAAGCACGCGAAGCGATGCTGGAGGCCAACAGCAGGCTCCTGAAGGGCTGGAAGTGGTCTGCTGCGCTCGACACAAAGACGTGCGTTGCTTGTGCGAACCTGGACGGGAAGCTCTTTCACAAAGGCGAGAACAGGCCGCAGATTCCCCTCCATTTCGGCTGCCGATGTAGCTGGGTGGGAGTGACCAAGTCTTTCCGCGACATCGGCATTGACATTGACGACGTGCCGAAGGGGCACCGATGGACGATGAACGGCGACGTCCCGGCCGACACGACATACGGGAAGTGGATAGGCACGCAGACGCGGGGAACGCAGCTTGAAGCCCTGGGGCGCGGCCGTTTCGATCGCTTCAAGGCTGGGGAGCCTATCGGCAGCTTCGTAAACCGTCAGAACCGCATACTGACGATCAAGGAGCTGAAGGCGAGAGAAGGGCGCTGACGTAACGCAGGTTGACGTTCGCGTAACGCATGACGATATTGGGACAACACGCATAACAGCAGGCCGAGCACATGACGCGGGATGCGTCACGCGTAACGCCTGCAACACAAATCGCGCGGGATGCGCGTACAGCGGGAGGCTGTCATGGCAGTAAAGGCCGTACTGACGGAGGAGGAGCACACCGCGATCACAGAGCACCTGAGCACCGACGCAGCAAAGGCGCTTGGTGTTGAGTTCGCCAAAAACGCCGAGGGGAAATACCTCCTGGTCGTGGAAGGTCGCGACGGCTTCGCTCTGGAGAACGTCACCGGGCTCAAGAACAGCGTGGAGAGCGCTCGGGAGGAGCGCGACACGGCACAGACAAAGCTCAAGCGCTTCGGCGACATGGATCCGGACACGGCTTCTGACATAGTGTCCAAGGCCAAGCAGTTCGACGAGCTGGACCCGAAGTTGGAGGCCGGCAAGGCCAAGGCCAAATTTGACGAATGGAAGGGTGAGTTCGTCGAGTCTGTGAAGGTGCAGCACGCCGAGGCCATGGCGGTGGTTTCCGCCGACCGCGACGCCATGCGGACGCAGCTTGAGCAGGAGCTGATCGAGTCCCAGGCTACGCAGATCCTCGCCCGCGATGACGTGAAGGGGAACCCGGTGCTACTGTTGCCGGCCATCAGGAACATGACCGACACGGAGCTGAAAGACGGCGTCATGACGGTTCGCGTTCTTAACCCGTTGAAACCGGGGCAGGCGCGCATCGGCAAGTCAGGAGACCCGATGGAGCTTGAGGAGCTGATCGTTGCAGAGCTGAAGGGCAACGAGGCTTACAGCGGGGCGTTCGGCGCCTCTGGGGGCTCTGGAAGCGGAGAGGGCGACAAGGGCGCTGGTGCGCCTGGATCGACGGCGAAACGGTCAGATATGGCCGACAAGGACAAGGTGTTGTTTATCCGCAAACATGGCAGGGAAGCTTACCGCGCGTTGCCTGAGTAGCCGGCGTCGCATGACCCCTGCCGCAACAGAAAGGACCGCATGCCATGGCAGTCGGCACGCAAGGCGATCTCGTCATCTATCAGGATGAACTCTTTGAGGGTGCATACGAGGTCATACAGCAGAACATCGACGCGTTCAACGGAGCGTCGGCAGGGGCTATCGAGCTGCTCACGGACATCCACCGCGGAGACTGGCGCAAGCGCAGTTTCTTCAAGAACGTCAGCGACTTGGTTCGCCGGCGTGATCCCACATCTACTTCCTCCGTCACCAGCAAGGCTATGACGCAGGACGACGCCGCCGAACCGAAGATATCTCGCGGTATCGGGCCGGTTGAGCAGACGTTGTCCGCGTGGAAGAAGATCGGTTCCGACGAGGACGAGTTCAGCTACATTTTCGGCCAGCAAGCAGGGCCGGCGATGTTCCAGGACTACCTGGACACGGCGATCATGGGGGCCGAATCGGCACTTGACGGTGTGTCTGCATTGGAGAACGACGACTCCGGCGCTACGATTACCACAGCGGGGCTCACCGACACCAAGTTCCTGATGGGAGATGCAGCGGGGAGGCTCGTTGCGTGGGTCATGCACTCCAAGGTGGTTGCGGATCTGATGAAGGAGCAGCAAGCGCTGAAGATCACCAATGTGTCGGATCGCACCATCTACGGGGGCATGCCGGGCACGCTTGGGCTTCCCGTCGTGATCACGGACTCTTCGAGTTTGATCATCTCCGGAACGGCCGACACATACATCACTCTGGGTCTGGTGCGCGGTGG